ATTTCATCCAGTATCTCTGACATTTCTCTCTTAATGTAAAGCTTGCGACTGTTAATAATCGGACCCAGTGATGTTTCCAGTCTATCCTCTTTTTTAATGCCTTTAGGTGGTTTAGCACCCTTAAACAATCCCGGAGTCAATCTTCTTTCTTTGACGGATAGCCTATCTGTCATATCTCTAACCATCTCCTGAGCAGCCACCGTCTCAATCGTAACACGCCTTAGTGGTTGATACTTCTTTGCCATCTCTATAATTTTCGCTGGCATATCAAATGTCGGTATGCGCTCACGAAAATACTCAAGTATATATCTGTTCTTATTGGAATCAATACCAAGCACGAGAATAACCTGATAGTCAGACGTTGAAGTAGCTGTGTGTGCTACATCAACTCCCATATAAGTATATATTGGTATGGCAGTATCATTAGTAATTAAATACGCAAAATTATTTTTTGATTGAAAATGACCAGAGTAATACTGTACTCTATCAATTTTAAATGCCGCATTAGATGTATCACGAGCATCATTCATGTACTCCTGAGCAAACTTGTTAATAAGGCCAGCTTCTGAAAACTCTTTTTTCTTGGACTCAAGCTTTTGTCGGGAGAATTGCTGTGTCCAAATAGACCTTCCTCCTTCAATGGCCTGATGGAACATGACATCCCATGGATATGAGCGATTCTCTTTTTGAGCTGAAGAGTATCCATCATAAACCATTTGTAAGAATGAATCGTAATGTACAATAGTACCAAGCAACCAAATCCATCCTTCATTACCCGGAGTCTCTTCCAAAGAAGGAAATACAGTAGAAACAATCCACTTCTTAATTTCCGCCCGTCTGTCTGGTGTCTTAGTATTTAATTCAGATTCAAAGTCATCAAGAACAATACCGGTATACCGCCTGTCAATCTCGGCACGACCACGCAGGCGTTGAGTAGTACCCTTGGCAATAATACGGTCTCCCTTAGCAGTAACAATATCTTTCTCCGTCCATCGATTTCCTACTAAATCTCCCGCAAGGTCCCCAAAGTAATATTTTAAATATTTATTGGTCTCCAAGTGAGATTTAATATATTTCAAATGGTCAATAGCCTGACCCTGCTCCTCAGCCACCCATGCGATGAATTGAGGGTCTCCCTTAGTACCAAAACATATCTTATGTAAAATAGCAGCCTTTGCAAGAACAGACTTACCAAATCCCCTAGGAACAATATTACATATCCTTCCTCCGGGCTTTGTCGAAATAAGCTTCTTACCTATCTCATAATGGAATGCAGGAGATTCACTCTTATGTAAAAAGTCCCTAGGAAGAAATGCTCTACCAAAAAATATAAGGTCAGAACTAGCCTGCTTTAACAGTGCTTCCTTAGCATCAATACTAGCATTCGATATATCTCGTAAGTCCTGTTCTTTTGGTTTTGACTTTGCTTGGCCTGCCATGGGGCACCTATGCGTATCCTATTTCCTCATTGGGATTGCCCAGATATATAATTTCATCATGCTTATTAAACAAGCTCTCACAAAATGGACACTGCCACCCATTAAATCTACTATCCTCATCAAAGATAGCGGTATCCATATTTAAATGCACTTCATTCCTACAGGACGGACAATCAATATGAACATCCCCAAATAACAGTGCTGATTCAGTCCTCATTGATTTCTGCATTAGATTCAGCCAAAACCTTAGTTTCGCCCCCTTTAATTGATGAAAGTTGTTCCGGAGTAAAACCTTGGAACACTGTTAATGTTTCTGATTTCTTTTCTGTGTTTGGCATCATATCTGATATCTTAGCTAAAAGCTCCAAGGAGCGTACTCTTGAACTGGAATTATTATCACCCTCCGATATAATATCCCATAGTTCTCTTAATATGTCCTCCTGAGTGATTCCAACCTTTGCAAGCGCATCCTTTACTTCTTTTCTAATCAACTTGATTACCCGCTCTTGCCTGAGTAGGAGCCTTGCTTCCTGACGTGCATAAGCTCGATTCTTTGTTGGATATGCCTTAAGATAGGCTTCTGACGGGTCAATGCCCTGCACAACGTACTCTGCAAACAATATCTCATTAGAGTTGGCGCGTCTGTTGGTAGCACGAACCTGTCTATGGTCTTTGTTGCGAGAGAAGGAATAGAGGTTTTTTGGTATGTCGCCCTCCATTTCTTTCTTAGAGAGTAACGAATATGTCCCAAGAAGAGTTCTAACGTACTGAGTATCCTTTCCATGGGCGGTAACAAACTTACTCTTCTTAAGTATCTGTAATACCTGACCATCGTCTGAAAGACACCAATCCCCCTCTTGTGCCTCTCTCCAGTGCTTCGGAGTCTTCTGACTGTCTTGACATGCTTTAAATTCTTCTTCATCATCGTATATAACATGCTTTTTATCTTTTATGCTTCTGAACCTCAACGTATCGCTTCACTTCCCTACCGAGTTATTTATATACCACTAACCACATCCCTACCTGTGAAGCAATACGCTCTCAGAGTGAAACTCCCCCTTCTAAACTACTTATCAGTTGGGGGACCTCTATCTCTTCAATAAGGTCCAGAATCTTCTCCATTAACTCTTCTTTCACGGTTTCGTCATCGGTGTCATTATATTGCCACCTATAAACCTTCATTTGGGCTATCGTACTTCCCAGATTAAGTATTTCCATCAATCATCTCTCCCCAAAGAAATGTCTTACCTTTTGTAATATCCACAACATCAAGTCTAAAATCGCCATTGCTAAACCAATCCACAATGCCGAAAGCATGTCCCCAATTCGTTTTTCTGTTTTTAAGCCACGAGTTTGCTTCATCTGACATATCCTTTAAACATCCTAAGCTAAAACCTGCATGTGCTCCATCAACATGCGTCACGCTATGACGTTGAATATCATGCAAATGTCCATATACGACTGATTTTCCGAGATTAAGAGCATGTGCCCTCGTATGGTATACGGAACTAAAATGACCACCATGATACATATATAGCTTCCCTATCCTCAAATGCTTACCATAAGGGTAATATTTATACCCCCTATCGTTCAGTCGCATAGCATTGGCAAACTTATACTCTTTTAAGTACGGATGCTCCTCTACAAAAGAGTTTAACCAAGCATCATGGTTGCCTTCGAGCATATATCGCTCTTGGCACTTAATCGCATCTAAAACTTTATCAAACTGGTCCAAGCCATCATTGGCAGCACGAATGTCCTCATCTATCTCCGGAAGTATGAATTCCAGAGGTGGACGCTTCTGCCGCTTGTATCTCCATCCACTGGCACTGTGAAACTCCCCTATATCCCCCAAACATACAAAAATATTCGGCTTGACCATCCTGATGGCCTTTATAGCACAATTGACCGCAGCTTGGTCATGCTCTGGAAAGTGAATATCTGGAACGATTATCGCTCGTCTACGTGGCTTTTTTGTCTTTTTTGGCATTCCTCTGGTAGACAACTATGTTTTCAAGCTTTCTTGCATTCTTAGTAGCCACATGGTCACGAGACAAACCAAGCTTTATCGCACCACTCTTCTCTGTATCTACGAATACAATATGCCTTAAGCGGCAATCACAACACCAAAGATAGAAAAAAGAGCCGGGATTTACTATAAGCGGTTCTACATCCTCGTCATGAAGACTAAATGTCGTATGCACTGTATCAGTCACAATCCCCTCCTCTACATCCAGCCTGACCCATACGAGACATCGTCTCTTTCTCTATGGCTTCCACCATCACCTTGGGCCTGTGATTGATAGTAGAACGCTCTCTTTTAACGCCCCATCTCTTGTTTCTCAGCTCAACTATCTTAGAAGAGAGATATATAGCCAAATCTAAAGCTTCCTCTAGAGCCTCTACTAGGTCATAAGTACCATCTATAGGTATCTCTCGTCCAAACTTCTCATTGCCTTGCTGCAGTCTATGGTCAATAAGGTCCAATACGACCTTATTATTGCCAGTATTTCTCTCATCCATAAATTCAAACCTCACGGTAAATATCCATCACCCAGAGGACGAACGGAACGACCCCTACTCCCTGTAGATGACCCATCTATGTATTTTCTAAATTCCTTAGCAATGTCTATAGCCTTACGCTCAAGACGGGCAAATTCACCTACAGTGTACCATTGGCCCTTAATTTTGATGTATCTTTTCTTCTTGTTATGCATTTGAAGGTATTCCCGGAATAACTATATTATTGAAATAATTGCATTCTTTATCAGCAAAGCACTGTTTCCCCACATAATCCTCATGTAGCCACATTCTACCACTCCTGTGTATCATAATACCAGAGCAGATTCCTGAGGTTGTGCCTTTTCCATAGTTTGCACAATATTTTTTGGCTTTATTCTTAATGCTATTGCTCGCCATGCCCTAATATACAACCTTTTTCCCAAAAAGTCAAGTTAAAACTTGATTTCTGTCTTTTCGGAACAATCGTATCTGATTAGTCTCCTCTGACATTCGCTTCTCTGCGACCGCTACATAGTCAGCATTAAGCTCAATACCGACGAAACGGCGGTCAAGCTCCGATGCGGCGACCGCTGTAGTGCCAGAACCGAGAAAAGGGTCCAATACTAGGTCTCCCTCATGAGAGAAATCAGACACTAAATGCCTAATAAGACCATAAGGCTTGGGTGTGGGGTGGTCATAGTGCTCTGACCCTGTCGTATATGAGTAAAAATCCCGCAGTTTTAGCCATTCTCTGCCACTTTTACGGAACAGTACGATAGGTTGCCACAGACTGAACCCATAAACGCTTCTATGACGCTTATTCGGGGCATACCAGCAAGCCGTCCAAACGTGGTTTTCGGCTCCGAATGCGTCAATAGTGGTCTTTATGCGGTCTGCACCGTTAAAAACGGCTATCCATGCTTCCGGAGTGGCCAAACGCATAATTTCCGACCCCACTTGAGAGAGCCATTCCTCATAATCCGACGCATTCTGCAAATCGGAGTCATTTCCGTAGTTTTTCCCGATATTGTAGGGAGGGTCGGTTACTACACAATCCACGGATTCGTCATCCATGGTCTTCATTACATCTAAACAATCGCCTTGTACTATCATATGGCAAATATACGCCAAAAAGGGGGCAATGTCAAGCAAAAAAAGAGCCAATCA